GCTTATGATTTGGTTTGCACTAATGGAATGATAGTTGGCGAGGCCGAGAAAAAAGCCGCCCGCCATACTAGCGGCTATACCCCTAAAATATTTGCGGGCTTTATCGAAACCGAATGCGCGAAATATTTGGAACGTGTTAGAACGTGGCAAGCTTGGGCCCGTAATGAGATTAGACCCGAGCAAGCCGAGCAAGCTTTAAATGACGCGGGCATGAGCGGCCGCCGTATTGCCAGCATGATGTCACAATTTGAAGCCGAGGCCGCAACCCGAGGCCGTACCGTTTGGGCTTTATATTCGGCTTTAACTTTTTATAGCTCGCATAATTCCGAACGGTTCGGGGTTCGTAATTCGGGCAACGTCGATAACGAGGCGGTAACATTAGACCAGCGCGAACGCGAGGTTTCACGGGTTATCGGTTCCGATGCATGGGCCCGCCTAGCGGCCTAAATAAACGAGCTCGGGGGCCGTGGTGGTTCTCGGGCTTATTCACTAGCTAACGAGGTAAAAAAATGACTATTCAAGATTTTAACAAAATTAAACCCGCCCCGATTAATCAAAAGGGCATTACTCAAAAAATAGCCGAGGTAATGGGGGGCGGGCTTGCAATGCTCGGGTTCTCTTATTTTATGCTTTACGTTCTCATTAATTTTTTAATGGGTTGCGGCGAGGCGTTTTATCAAGCCGACGGTTCGTATCTAATGGGCCAATGTGCCCCGTTCTTGCCTTGGGAATTTTTCGGCCCTAATTGGTAACAAGCCCCCGCCCATAACCTAACGAGCCCCGCCATAAAAAGCGGGGTTTTTTTATGCCTATTTACTCGGGCCCTATTAAGTATTGACAACCCCCCAAAATAAAAATAACATCGCAGATGTTAACCCCGCCGTGGTGGCGTGGTATCACTAGCTAAACGAGGTAATAAAATGAAACAAGTTAAATTAAACACTCTTAAACAAGGCGAATTATTCAAGCGTAAAGCCGACGCGCAAAAAGTTTTTATTCGCGAGCATTACAACCGCGCCGATGCATTCGGCCCCGCAAATTACACTTGCACCGATTATAATGACATTGGCCGCGATGTATTTTTAAAAGGTTCGACGCTCGTTTTCGTCGGCTTTGAATTTTAAGGGGGGCTTTGGTTATGATACATTTTCACGCTTATTTAAATGTTAACGGCGAATATATTGACGTGGTAACGGGCAAGGCCCAATCCGAATTATATTTGAATTTATCAATTTGGGCCGAATTAGCGAAAAAAGGCGATATTTTCGACTATTCAATTATTGAAATAATCACGGCCGATAGTTACGATGAATTAAACGAAAAAATAGCCGAGGGGGTTTAATTATGAAAACTTTAAATAAACTTAAAGAGATTTGCGAGCCGTTCGGCGTTACTTTTGAATATCATATTGAAGGGGGTGATTGGTATATAACATTCGACGCCCCGCCCAAAATGTGCTGGGGTTCAAGTACGGCAACCGTTAGTTGTTACAATGGGGGCCCATTGAACGGGGTTATTGGTTATATAAAAGACGAATTAAAAAGCGGGTTTTATAAAGCCGATTATGAAACATTAAGAATAACGGGGCAATTATAATGGAATTACCAATTTTTTTAACCGATAACGAGCTTGAAATGCTTATTCAATCTTTAAAGCAAATTACATTTAATCGGGGCGTGGATAAAGACCCCGAGCAAGTGAGATTAGAACGCAAGCTTGAACGTTGGCGGGAACATCCCGATTTAATAATTACATAAACGATTGAAGCCCCGCCATTGTGCGGGGTTTTTTATTGCCTATCGATTGCGGGGCCGTGGTGGCCTTGTAACGGCTTTTAAATGGTTCTCGGGTGTATTGGTGCCCGTGTTATTCGTTCGGGGCTTGTATGGGCTTATATGGTGCCCGTGGTTCGGGTTTAGGTTCTCGGGCTTGTATCGGTTAAAGAGTGCACCACGTCGCCACGCCCGCCCTTAATCGGAATTCGTAAAGGGGGTAGGGGGTAAAATCTCGGGATATTCTCGGGGCCTTTATCATAACGTTATGAGCCCCAATTATTTAAACCCATATTTTATAAGGGCTCGCGGCTATTAGTGAAAATTACCCGAGTTATATTTTTTTATTATTATTTATTATTTACCCCAATTATTAACGGGGCTCGACTACGCTTAAACCTATATAAATAAAGGGCTTGCGGGCTATTACGGGGCTTGCCGAGCTTGGCCGACGAGGGGCGGGGCGGGTGACGGGTGGGGGGTACCCGTTACCGTATACAACCTCCACCTAATTTCAGGAAAATAGCACTGTCAACGGCCTATGCTTGATCCGTATGAGGGCATAGGGACATAAAACTGTAAACCCAATGTATCTGCATACCCATTTTGGGGGCCAGTGTTGACAAACTGTAAAGATAACACCCATATATAGCATAAATGTCGGATAATGACACTAATTAGAGTAAAAAGATGCCCTTAGTGGTTGCTATTTGTTATAATCTTTCGTATATTAACACATAACTATAGCATGAAGGTTTAGATATGAATCTAGATGATGGAAAAACATCACTAAGTCTGGATATTAGTGTAGAGAATGACTTAGAAATAGACGCTGATGGCGTACTACACATAATTACATTTATCTTTGTAGACGACTCGGACGAACCTACGGAAATTCGTTTGAGCTTTGAAGAAGTAATAGACAACCTCATCGACTTCTACCGTGATGATCCTGTTGATCAAGCAGGATACCAACAACTTTATTCAATCGCGAATGAATTCACCAGACACGCAGATCGTTTACGCGATGTAGCTGGACAGATGGAAGATCGCAATATCTCAGAGGATCTATTCAATGGAATCATTGATCCAAAATACAACTCCACCTTATAGCCTCTATCGCGCAGAGCGTATGGAGAATTTGGACGCCACCCAGATAGGGGAAGTAGGCGAACATTTCGTAGTCAGTGTTTTAGGTGGGTTTGGATTAGAAGTTTATAAGACCAATGCTAAAGGATTTGATCTTCTTGTGTTAGGCGACAAGCCAATACGAGTAGATGTCAAAACGAAGTCCTCATTAGAAGGGCAACGAATTTACAACATAAAAAAAGGCAAGAAGACAAACTACAGGGACTTTAATCCCCAAGCTTGTGACATCTTTGCCTTGGTATGTTTAGAAGATCTCTCTCTGTCATTTCACAGATCAGAGGATTATGCGGGTAAACGTAGTATTTATGTAAATGCTAATAAGCACAGTGCTACAGATCCGTATGAAAGTTGGGTGTCTGCAACGGACATAAAAAAAGCCGAGTGGGCTATATAGTATATATACCCTCGGCCGAACACGTTCTTATTTTAGCATGGATTTTCCATTCTGTCTATAGTAATTCTGTTATAATTGTCACATGATGCCCGTAGCAAACAAAAGTTAATTAGTCAACAAGTGTTGCTAATTGACAATATTAATGGTATAACAAGCGACAGGTACAATGGCTAAACTAAAAAAGCCCGAACCTTCACAAGCAATTAACCTCGTATATATAAGAGCGGCAATACTAGCCAACACAGGCGTAAAGCTCACATTAGAAGAAGTACGAAGGTATCTTGTAGAAGAAAAGATAATCACTCCTAAACAGGCCGTGCATAACGCGCAAATCTTCAGAGGATACTCTGATTATTTTGGCTTAGAGGATTATTCCGTTGATCTATCCCGTGAAGATGACAGCATTTTTTAAAACAAAATAAAAGGCAGGAACATGAAAGTAACTAAAGCAAATTGTGGTGCATCCGTGAAAGCGGCTAATGGCGGCTACATGAAGGTTAAGAAGACGGGTTACAACCAAGGTGGTACGGCTTCTAAAAAGAAATCCGATATGGATGATCGTTCTAAGTTTGCGAAACGCGCTGAAGGCGTGAAAGCATCTAAGGGCGGAATGGCCTCAAAAAAAAAAGTAAAAAAATATAACCAAGGCGGAGCTACGGGCCGTGTTGCAGTGAACGTGTGTAATGCGTGTTCAACACCGAAGAAGTGTACGTCTAATGGTCGTTGCGTTAAATCAGGTAAGAAGCTTACTTAATGCCAAAATTATGCGCCAGAGGTAAGCGGGCCGCTAAATCCCGCTACGATAAATATCCATCAGCTTATGCGAACGGTCATGCTGTCCGTGTTTGCAAAGGGGATATTGCTGGTCTTGATGGCAAGAAGAAGTCATCTGGCGTCTATGCTCAAGGCGGTGGTTATGTAATGAGCAAAGGCGGTCTTGCAGAATGGTTCGGACAGAACGATGGCAAGGGCTGGGTTGATTGTAAGACAGGCAAACCGTGTGGNCGAAAGAAGGGTGAGAAACGTGATTATCCAGCGTGTCGCCCAACAATGGCCCAATGTAANAAGTCAAAACCTAAAACGGCGAAGACGAGCGGTAAGCGAGTAGCGTGGACTAAGCCGCCGAAATAAGCGAGGGCATATAATGGCAAATAAGCCAGTAGATAAAAAGAAGATGGCTTGTAACAAACCCCGCCGTACCTCGGGTGGATCTAAAAAGTTTGTTGTAAAAGCGTGTCAGGATGGCACGGAAAAAATTGTAAGGTTTGGAGATCCCAATATGAGGATCAAGAAGTCCAACCCCAAACGCCGTAAGTCTTTTAGAGCTCGGCACGGTTGTGACAAAGCAGGGGCGAAGAATAAATTAACGGCAAAATACTGGTCATGTAAAAAGTGGTAATGGGATGGAATTAGACATACGGATGCTAATTACACTTGGGGGAATATTAGCAAGTGTAGTTTCAGCGTCAGCAATAGCGAGACAACAAATTAAGCATCTGGAAGAAGAGTTAAAAGAATTAAAGTCTTTCACTAATAAGATGGAGCTCCGTCTAGATCGCAATGATATGACAACCAGCATTAATGAGCAAAAGCTCACTGAGTTGTCCGTGGTTTCTTCTCCGAAAGAGAGAGAAGGATTAGTTAGGGAATTGGAAGGTTTAAAAAAAGATATTGCCTTTCTCAACAAAACAGGTAATAATTAATGTCAGAAGAGAAGCAATATACGGAAAAACAAAACGCCTTTCTTGAAGCCCTAGTTGGGGAAGCAAGAGGGGATATTCGTTCTGCTATGAGAAGTGCAGGTTACTCTGATTCCACGAAAGTGCATGAAGTAGTTAACCCTCTCCGTGTGATGAGATCGTTGAGCGAGCTAGTATGATGCTTGCAATGAATGCACCTAGAGCAACATTTTCTATGATCGACGTTTTGCATGATCCAGCGGCTATGGGGGCTCGCAACGCAGTTGCGGCGGCGCGTGAAATTTTAGATCGCTCAGGTCTGGTCAAGAAAGAGCAAGTAGAAATTAAGGGGCCAGAAGGCGGTATATTTATTTTACCTCCAAAACAAGCAGAGCCTGTAGATAATGAGCAAGACGAAAATTAATTTTTGGGAAAATAAAAAAAGACCAAATGAAACTGCAAAAATTCCATACGGCTATAGGGCCAGTGAAGAGGATCTTCTTGTACTTGTGGCAAACGATGAAATCGTTGTGCACGTCGAGCAAGCGATGGATTACCTTGATAATGGGCAAAGTTACAGGGAAGTCGCTAATTGGCTCTCTGAAACTACTGGTGAAACGATCAGCCATCAAGGTATTGCTAATATTTGGAAACGCGCTCGCGGGGATACTAGCTCTCGCTCTAGACAACTTAGAGCTAACAAACGAAAAACTGCGCCAAAAACTAAAGAACAACGAGAACTCGCAAGCCTAAAGAAAAAAGAGGCGGCGGCGAAACGAAGCTTAACCGTAACTAAGAAAAAATTAGGACAGCTTAAAAAACATGATGAAAATCAATCCGATCCCAGCACCCCAAAACACACATATAAAGAGGGGGTCAGTGGCGGATTAGATTTTGATGCTACACCAAAAGATAAAGAAGTTATATTCGCCCCTAACAAGGGCCCGCAAACAGAATTTTTATCGGCATCAGAAAGAGAAGTCCTATACGGCGGCAGTGCGGGCGGGGGTAAAAGCGCCGGTTTACTCGCAGACCCCTTGCGATACTTCTCAGTACCAAGTTTCAACGGGTTGTTACTCAGACGAACTAACGACGAACTTAGAGAACTCGTCTGGGCTAGCCAAGAGCTTTATCCGAAAGCGTACCCGGGAGCGAAATGGGCGGAGAAGAAGAGCCAATGGACGTTCCCAAGTGGAGCCCGATTATGGATGACATACCTAGAACGTCCTGAAGACGTTTTACGTTACCAAGGTCAGGCGTTTAGCTGGATAGGTTTTGACGAATTAACGCAACACCCAACAAGTTTTGCGTGGGATTACATGAGATCCCGATTAAGAACAACAGACCCAAACTTGCCTATCTTTATGAGGGCAACAACAAACCCGGGAGGCCCCGGTCATTCTTGGGTCAAGCAGATGTTTATCGATCCAGCCCCTGCAAACAAAACGTTTGTGGCTAAAGATCCAGAAACAGGAAAGGACTTAGTATACCCTGATGGTCACGAGAAAGCTGGGGAGCCTTTATTTTACCGTAGGTTTATTCCTGCAAGCTTGTACGACAATCCCTACCTTACCGAAGATGGGGCGTATGAGGCCAACCTTTTATCTCTTCCCGAGAATCAAAGGCGGCAACTTTTGGAAGGCGATTGGGCCGTCGCAGACGGCGCGGCGTTCCCCGAATTTAGACAGTCACACCATGTGGTTGAGCCTTTTGAAATACCATCAGACTGGCGGAGATTTAGATCATGTGACTACGGATATTCGTCGTATTCAGCGGTACATTGGTTCGCGATAGATCCGTCGTATGGAACGTTAATTGTATACCGTGAGCTCTATGTATCGAAGCACACAGGCAGAGATTTAGCTAAGGCTATTTTGCCATTAGAACGCGGAGAACAGATGGAATATGGTATACTAGACTCAAGTTGTTGGCATAACCGAGGCCAGATTGGCCCCAGTATAGCCGAAGAAATGATCTCAGAAGGATGTCGATGGCGTCCTAGTGATCGTAGCGCAGGAGCAAGAGTTGCAGGGCGCAACAGGTTTCACGAAGTCTTAAAATATGACGAGGAAACTAAGATGCCCGGTATAGTGTTTTTCGACACTTGCCGACAGATAATAGCGGATTTGCCTGTCATACCGAGTGACCCCAAAGGGGGCGACGATATCGACGCTAGATATCGGAGTGACCACACATACGACAGCGTAAGGTACGGGATTATGTCCCGTCCAAGGGCAAAATCGCCATTTGATGATTGGGCGAAAGATAAAACGGAACCTAGCTGGAAGCCCGCTAGCATGAGCTTTGGATATTAAAAAATATGGCAATAGTAGATAAACCAGAAGAATACTCTATAGATATTAACTCAGCTTCGCTTGAAGAGGGTGATAATGTAGAACAAGAAAACCTTGAAATGGATGGCGTAGTAGGCTGGGTTGAAAGTCGCTACTCAAATTCAAACAAGTGGCGTGATCAAGATGAATCACGATGGTTAAAAGCCTACCGTAATTATCGCGGTATATACGGCCCTGAAACACAGTTTACTGATACTGAAAAATCACAAGCATTTATTAAGATTACAAAGACTAAAGTTCTTGCGGCTTATGCACAAATTGTTGATGTATTGTTCGCGGGTTCCAAATTCCCTATTGGAATTGAAGCACCAAAGAATACTTTAAATATAGCTGATTCAGTATCATTTGATCCTAAAGAAGTTACAGAAGATAAAGTTGCAGAGGTTACTGGTGCCAAGGTATCAGCTACTATTGCACGTCCAGATATTATGGAGCGTCTTGGCCCCCTTAGTAAAGATTTATCTCGTGTAGAAGAAGATCTTCGTGAGGGTGCGGGTAAGACGCCAACTTCATTTACGTTTGAGCCCGCTAAAGAGATAGCTCGCGGAATGGAGAAAATGATCCATGACCAATTAGAAGAAAGTGACGCAAGTAAGCATTTGCGTAATGTTGCTTTTGAAATGTCTTTGTTCGGCACAGGTATTCTGAAGGGCCCTTTTGCCTTCGATAAGGAATACCCACGGTGGGATGAAGAGGGTGAATATGATCCTATATTCAAAGTTATTCCGAAAATCGAGTCTGTTTCGATTTGGGACTTCTACCCAGATCCAGACGCACGGAATATTAATGAAGCGGAGTACGTCATCCAGCGTCACCGTTTGAGTCGTACTCAGCTTCGTGCCTTAAACAGCCGCCCTCATTTCCGTGAAGAGTCGATTGAAATAGCAATTGAGTATGGTGCTAATTACCAACCTGAGTATTGGGAAACTGCGCTTGAAGACAATGACATGAACCCTGATGTGAACCGATTTGAGGTTCTAGAATACTGGGGAATGTTAGATCTAGACACGGCTCAGGATGCAGATATTGATATTCCTGAGAAATACTTTGACCGAGAAGAAATACAAGTTAACGCTTGGATTTGTAACGGACAGTTGTTGCGTTTGGTAATTAACCCATTCACTCCTAGCCGTATACCTTTCCACGCAGTTCCATACGAAGTTAATCCATATTCTTTCTTTGGAGTTGGGCTCGCTGAGAACATGGAAGACACCCAAGAAATTATGAATGGGTTTATGAGGATGTCGATAGATAACGCGGCATTGTCATCTAACCTATTGATAGAAATAGACGAGACTAATCTCGTCCCCGGACAAGACCTTTCTGTATACCCCGGTAAAATTTTTCGGCGTCAGGCAGGGGCCCCGGGTCAAGCCATCTTCGGCACTAAGTTCCCGAACGTGACTAATGAATGTCTTATGATGTTTGATAAAGCACGTCAGCTAAGTGACGAAGCCACAGGTATGCCATCGTATTCACACGGTATGTCGGGCGTTATGTCTGTAGGTAGAACAGCATCTGGTATGTCCATGCTTATGGGCGCGGCCGCACAGAATATTAAAGCAATCGTCCGTAATATGGATGATTATATGCTGTCTCCACTAGGACACGCATTGTTTGCATTCAATATGCAATTCTCATTTGATAAAGACGTTGCCAAGGGTAACTTAGAAGTAATTGCTCGCGGTACAGAGAGCTTAATGCGTAACGAAGTACGCTCACAACGCCTACTACAGTTTATGCAAATGACAGCAAACCCTGCAATGGCACCATTTGTTAAATATGATTACATTCTTAGGGAACTTTCTGCATCTATGGATTTAGATGAAGAGAAAATCCTAAATGACCCACGCGAAGCGGCAATACAGGCTAAAATGATGGCTGAGATAGCCGCTCTGATGCCTCAACCACCGCAAGGTGCACCTGAAGGCCCAATGCCAGCGGGTATGGGTGATCCAACAGGAAATGGTGGCGGAAATATAGCACCGGGAGCCGCTCCAGAACCGGGAGCTCAAGGTTTCTCTGGCGCAGGTGGCGGAGATAATGGTGGGCAAGCTCCTGCACCGCAACCACAAGGGCCAGCACAGTAATGGACGTTAAAACCGCAAAACAAATTTTACCGCTTGTTAATGATGTAGATCATCACCCTCTTCTACAGGCCTATGTGGCTATGCGGATTGAAACAATGCGAGGGTATTTAGAAAACACAAAACCACACGACAAAATATTGGAAATACAAGGAGCAATCGCAGAGCTTCGTAGGTTCCAAACATTGCGTGAACAAGCAATTGAGGGAGCAAAAAATGGATGAACAAATGATGACAGCAAAAGGTCGTAAAGTTTATCAAGACGAAGAAACTGGTGAAAACTACTCTGAACGTTCTATCACGTTTGAAACAGAGAATGGCTGGATTACTATTCCAACTATTGATTCTGAGGGTAACCAATATAGCCAAAGTGAGCTTGAAGATTTTGTTCGTGAGAATGGGCCCATTGATCCTCTCACAGGTGAAGAACTTCCTTTGTTTGAAACTGTGGAAGACGCAGAAGAATACGCACAAAATCGCAGTGATAATTTAATGCCCGAAGGCGAAGAGCCTGAGATGGAAATGTATCATGGTGGCATGGCGTGTGGTTGTGAAGGTGGCGGTGATTGCGACTGTGGAATGGGTGATGTTGGGTATGACGAAGTATCTGGTAATCCCGTACCCGCTGGGTCAAATAAGATGAATGTGCGTGATGATATTCCCGCTGTTTTAAGTGATGGCGAATACGTTGTTCCCGCAGATGTGGTAAGATACCACGGCTTGAAAACTTTCATGGGCTTACGCGATGAAGCCAAGATGGGCTTGATGATGATGCAAGCTGAAGGACAAATTAAATCTCTAGAAGACGAAGAAGAAGAGGATACTGTTGAGTGCCCTACTTGTGGTGGCACTGGAGTAGTTGACGGTGAGGAATGTGAACACTGTGAAGGTTACGGATATCACTACGCCGACGAGATTGAATATGAAGATAGTGATGAAGAGGTTGCTGAAGAAGAAGAGGAGTATGAAACTCCCGAAGGCAACAAGGTGGACACGGCAGTTAATGAAGTCGTGGAAGAATTTATGTCGCCTGATGACGTTGAAGATGAAGAAGAGGAAGACTTGTACCCAACTGAAGAAGGCCAATTTACTTACAAACCTTCGGTGAAATTCGCCGTTATGAAGATGAAGTAAACACACAATTTGCGTGGGAACGGGCTACCCGCAGACCCTCTCAATTTCGAGAGCTACTTTGAGGCCCCCAAGGAGTAAATATGGCTAAGTACCAAGGAGCGTATCGCGATGAAGCGGACGCAGAAGAAAACGTGCAAGATCTTATGCAAGAAAACGCACAAGAAGATAACTTAAATGCAGATCCAGAAGATGGATCATTTAAAAAACGATACGGCGATCTTCGTCGGCATATGCAACAGTCTATGCAACAGAAGGATGCCCAATTAAACCAGATGCAAGAGCAATTGTCTCAAGCAACTAGGCAACAAATTAAGTTTCCTAAAACTGAGGAAGAAGTGGCCGCTTGGTCTACCAAGTATCCAGATGTTGCAAAAATTATCGATACCATTGCCCAAAAGCGTGTGCAGGAAGCTTTGGCTATCGGAGAAGTAGAGCTTAATAAAGTTAAACAGCTTGAGGTTAAGATTAACCGTGAGAAAGCTGAAAAAGAACTGAGGGATACACATCCTGATTTTGATAAGATCCGTTCAAATAAGGACTTTCACGATTGGGTTATGCAACAGCCTCAATATGTTCAAGATGCTCTATATAAGAATAACACAGATGCTAGAGCGGCTTCTCGTGCAATTGATTTGTACAAAGCCGATAAAGGTATTAAGCGTAAACGTAAGGCTTCACCGCAAGATGCGGCTCGTTCAGTCGGACGTACAAGCAGTGCCAATGCTCCAGTATCAGGACGTGCTCGTTTCACAGAGAGCCAAGTAGGGAAAATGTCTCCAAAAGAATATGATGCTAATGAAGACGCAATACTTGAATCAATGCGAAATAACTCGTTTGTTTACGACTTATCTGGGGGTGCACGGTAATATCACTTGTAAAGGTACGACACTCGTGGTATACTAACCTCAGCTAAAGAAATTAATTGACACTTGTTAATTGTTTCTAACTGCACGGAGCCGCGTCATTAGACGCCTACCTCCATTTTTAACTTTCAGAATATATCGATAAGAACACCTGAAACGTTTGGCCCTCATCACTAGTCTCGTACAGGATTAGGGGTGAAGTTACCCAAGTAGTGTCAGCCCTTAGCCCCGATAACATTTCTGTTCAGTACCAACTAAACCCCTAATTGGGCATTAAGACCCAATTGTTTAGCCTACTCAACAAGGAGAATATTATGGCTTTTGCAAAAACAGGCGGACACGGAAATTTGCCAAACGGAAATTTCAGTCCGGTAATTTATAGTCAGAAGGTTCAAAAAACCTTCCGCAAATCTTCTATCGTAGAAGATGTAACAAACACCGATTATTTTGGTGAAATCGCGAACTATGGTGACAGTGTTCGTATTATCAAAGAACCGGAGATCACAGTTAGCTCCTATGTCAGGGGTACGCAATTGGCGACGCANGATATTGCGGATGCNGATTTCTCNCTAATCGTAGATCAAGCAAACTACTTCCAGTTCGCAATGGACGATATCGAAACCGCTCATTCNCACGTTAATTTCATGGATCTGGCNACAGACCGTGCGGCTTATCGTTTGCGTGACGAGTTNGATGGCGAAGTTCTTGGCTACCTAGCTGGCTGGGAAAAAGACAGCAATGGCGATTGGGTTCGTCGTACAGCGGCNAACGGCGTAAAAGCTGANAGCACTGCTGGNGCAGACGAATTGCTTGCGGCTAACAAATTGGACATCACTGACTTTGGTGGTTCTGACTTGGGTGTTGCAGGTGAAGCAACTTCAATTCCATTGTCCGCAGGTGGCGGCGCGTCTGGTATCACATCTCCTCTAGCTATGCTTAACCGCGTTGCTCGTCAGATGGATCAGGCTAACGTTGACACTGAAGGTCGTTGGTTCGTTGCAGATCCGGTATTTTACGAGATCTTGATGGACGAACAGTCAAAATTCGTTTCAGCGGACTTTGGCGGTGGCGATGAAATTCGCAACGGTCGTGTAGGTAATGGTCTTATCCGTGGTTTCCGCGTGTATAAGTCTAACAACCTTCCATATGTGGGTACTGGATCAGGTACTACTCTTTCTACAGGTTCCGAAACTAACTTCGGCATCATGGTAGCAGGACACGATTCAGCGGTAGCAACTGCACAACAGCTTGCTAAAACTGAGTCTTTCCGTGATCCAAACACATTCGCGGACAAGGTTCGTGGGATGCAACTTTATGGCCGGAAGATCCTCCGCCCAGAAGCGTTGTTCACTGCAAACTATAACGTAGCTTAGTGCTAATTGGGAGTGCTCTCTTCATGGGGGCACTCCTTTTCTATATGGAAGAGATAACTTATTGTGTCTACATTTCTTGATCTAACAAACCAATTACTACGAAGATTGAATGAGGTTGAGATTGCTCAAGCTGATTTTCCTTCAGTTCGCGGTGTTCAGGCAACGGCTAAAGACGCAGTAAAAAATGCTATCGCAAAAATCAATCAAGCTGAATATGAGTGGCCGTTTAACGCAGTAGAACACACTCAGACTTTAGTTACAGGTCAAGAAGATTATTCATGGCCTCAATATTTAAAAGTGGCGGACTTTAACTCCTTTCAACTACAGGCAAACAGTAGTCTTGGAGTAACACATACGTTACTAAATTATATTGATCGCGATACTTATTACAGAAATTATAAAGACCTTGATGATAATGCGGGTTCCGCTGGTAGGGGCACACCTACAACTGTAGCGGAAGGATTTGGTAATGGTTATACAATCACACCATCTCCAGACAATGCGTATACAATCAAGTTTAGATATTACCAAACGCATAATGATTTAGTCGCTTACAGCGATTTAACTCGCATCCCAGATACTTACGACAATGTAATTATCGAAGGGGCCGTTATGCAGATGTATATGTTTAGAGATAACATGGAAGCCGCTGGCATTTCAGCGCAGTTATTTCAACAGGGCGTCAAAGAGATGCAAGGCATTCTAATGAACAAATATGAGTCAATTAGAGATACTCGTATATCCATAGATGTCAGAAACAATAGGCTGTTCATTTAATGCCAGATCGTATTCAGTCGTTCAAAGTTATATGTGGCGGTGGGCTGAACTCAAATGAGAACCATTTAGATCTCTCTGAGAATAACCCGGGCTCTGCAACACGGCTTGTTAACTACGAAGTTAGCTTGTTTGGTGGGTATAGACGGATTGAAGGTTTTCAGCCTTATGATGCAACTTATCAAGAAGTAGATCCTGATGATTGTGAAGGGCGAATACTAGCCTTATCAATTTTTAAAGATGATAACTTAAATGAGACAATCATCTTGGCGGCACGGAAAGTTAAGAAGTTTCGCTTTTTAGCTACTTTTGCACAAAGTGCATTTACGGGCACAGACACTAATAACCGTACTGTTGATTTGCCATTTAGTAGTGATGTACACGTTTATAAAAATGGTACTCAATTAGGAAGTATTACTGATTTTACAGTATCAGGAAATACAGTAAATTTGGTTACTCCAGCGGCGTCTGGGGATATTATTCAGATAGATCCAAATGAGTATTGTTTCTACAGATATGTTTTTGGTGCAGGTTATTCTAAGTATACATTAGATCATGGTGCAAGACGTAAGACCCTAACAACTTTAGGGGATCAGTTAACTAAGATTAGAAACATGAAACATTTAACTTTGGTGATGGTAACCATATTTGTTTTGTAGACGGTTGCGGCCCAGCTATTGTATTTGATGGATCACATTGGGAAGAGCTTACTGTTGCAGGGGCAGGAACAAGCCCCGACGATAGCGGGCATAACTCTCAAACAGGTGGTGGCGATCAATGTTTAGCATCCCCATCTCTCGTCGGCGTATTTGAGAACCATTTATTTATTGGCGGCAACGTCCTTACAGAAGCCACTATTGCTCACTCAGCACCAAACGCATGGTATGATTTTAAAGCTACAGCGGGTGCAGGACAAGTTTCAGTAGGATTTGACGTAGTTCAATTTAAACCTTTCCGAGACAACTTATTTGTATTCGGATCAAACGGAATTAAGAAAATTACAGCGGATGTTACCGCTGGATTTGTAATAGATCAGGTAACTTCAAATGTTGGATGTATTGCTAGGGATAGTGTTCTTGAAATTGGAGGTGATCTGGTATTTTTAGCACCAGATGGTCTGCGTCCTGTTGCTGGAACTTCCAGAATAGGTGACGTAGAATTAGAAACAATTTCTAAACCTATTCAACAACTTTTAACAGATTTACCTAGAGATTATGATCTCGACTCTCTAGTTGGCGTAGTAATTAGATCTAAATCCCAACTACGATATTTTGTAGGGGATGCTAACACAGGGGTTACTGATAGTTACGGAATTATTGGTGGCCTAAGATCCGCTGACCAAAGACTAGGTTGGGAGTTTGGAGAACTAATAGGCATTAGAGCAAGCGCAACAGCATCTGCGTATGTAAATAGACAAGAACTTGTACTTCACGGCGATTATAATGGTAAAATTTACCAACAAGAAGTGGGCACTACTTTTGATGGCAACGACATATTAGCCATCTACGGAACCCCATATTACGACTTTGGCGATACTGAAGTTCGTAAGACGATGCGAAAAGTAAACACATTTGTTCGTGCGGAAGGGCCTTTTACTTTGAACATGGCAATTAACTACGATTGGGATGATCCCACAGTTAGCCGCCCATCTTCATATGCACAAGAATCTCAAGGGGCTCCCGTTCGTTATAAAGGCAGAAATATTAACTACGGCGGGCTTAACATTAACTACGGCGGTAACGAGAAGCCTATCGTAACCACGTCAATTCAGGGCTCGGGGTACGCTACCCAGCTAACCTTTGTTACGCTCGGAGACTTTGACCCCTACAGCATACAGGGCGTTGTATTTGAATTTAGTATTGCGGGAAGACGATAAATGGCAGGATATACACGACAGTCAATAGCAAACATTGTAAACGGATCTAATATTACGGCTCCGCCTTTGAATGCTGAATTTAACCAGCTTGCAGTAGCGTTTGATCCTACTACAGGGCACACACACGATGGCTCGGCTGGTAGCTCCCCTAAAATTGATCTTACTACTTCTATCTCTGGGTATCTTCCTGCTATTCACGGCGGTATCGGCGGTAAGAACAACACTACAGCTACATCTAACCCCACAACTTCAGATGACTTCAATGATGGATACGCACCGGGTTCTATATGGCTGAACTCTACAAATGGTCGCGTATTCTTCTGTGTAACCAACACTTCAAGTAACGCAGTGTGGGCAGAAGCCTTAGCCATCACACCTAATAATCGTATTACTGCCGAAGTTTCAAATACCGTGGACATTGGTTCGTCTGTATACCAATTCAAGGATATTTATATTGATGGAACAGGCTATATTGACGCTATTAGTGGTGACACAGTTACTCTTACTAGTAACGCCTCTGTGGGTGGTAATCTTACTCTCACAGGTAACTACGTTGGCTCTGGAAACTTTACTAACACGGGCACGGGCTATTTTGGCGGCAATGTTACAGCGAATACTAATCTAGCAGTTAACGGCACATTTAATGCCGCTGGCGATGTAAATCTAGGTAACGCTACATCTGACACAGTAACATTTATCTCTCGTGTAGATTCAAGCATTATTCCTTCCGCTGATGGCACCTACAATCTAGGTAGCACCACTCAAGAATGGCAAAACCTATATCTTGATGGCACGGCTGAGATTGATCAGCTTAACGCCGACAGCGTAGACATTGACAATGGTAACATCGATAACACAGTTATTGGTGCGGGTACTCGTGCGTCTGGTGCATTTACTGGCCTGACTGTTGATGGTGTTATCAGCTTTGCTAGCGCAACAGTTTCTAATTTAGGTACCGTAACTACCGCTGATATTAATGGTGGTACTATTGATGGCGTAACAATTGGTACAAACTCTGCCGTTACAGACCTTCGCGTAGATAACCTGAAGGTTGATGGTAATGCTATTACGTCCACCAATACTAATGGTAACATTGACCTTACGCCTAATGGCACTGGTGAAGTTAACATCAGTAAGGTTGATATTGACTCTGGTACAATCGACAACACAGTTATCGGGGCGGCAACTCCCGCCGCTGGTACATTTACTACTGTTACGACTACAGGCCAAGCTACACTAGCAACGGCCGATATTAACGGTGGTACGATTGATAATACTACTGTTGGTGCTACTACACCTTCCAGTGGTGCTTTCACTACCGTGTCTGCTTCAGGCGGATTTACGGGCGATGTCACAGGTAACGTAACTGGTAACCTTACGGGTAACATCACAGGTAATATCACGGGTGATGTAACTGGTGACCTTACAGGTAACGTAACAGCGGCCACAGGAACATCTACATTTAACGATGTAACTGTGAATGGTACACTTGACGTTACAGGCACAACTATTGCGAACGTCACAGATCCTTCTAACGCACAGGACGCGGCTACAAAGAATTATGTAGACACTAATGACGCTCTAAAGGTTACTAAAGCTGGCGATACAATGACAGGCAACCTGACTATGTCAGGCGGTGCTAAAGTCACTGGATTACCAACACCTACAGCAACATCAGACGCGGCTCCTAAAAGCTACGTTGATAGTGAAGTGTCGGCTCTTATTGATGCCGCACCCGGGGCTCTTGATACTCTTAATGAGCTTGCGGCGGCTATTGGTGATGACGCTAATTTCAGTACAACAATTACAAACAGTATTGCGACTAAACTGCCCCTCGCTGGTGGTACTATGTCTGGCGATATTGCAATGGGTGCCAATGCTATTACTGGCATGGCTGACCCGACACTTGCCCAAGATGCGGCAACTAAAAATTATGTAGATACCAATGACGCTCTGAAATTGAACCTCACTGGTGGCACCATGACAGGTGACATCACTATGGGTGCCAATCAGGTAACTACTACGGTTAACCCTGTCTCTAACGATGACATGGCGCGTAAAGGCTACGTTGATACGCAAGACGCTCTGAAGCTGTCACTGACAGGTGGCACAATGTCTGGCGTTATTGATATGGGATCTAACAAGGTAACAAGTGTTACTGATCCTACTAACGCACAAGATGCGGCGACTAAGAATTATATTGATACCATATTTGGTAGCACATCAGCGGCGGCGACTTCAGCCGCAAATGCCGCGACTTCAGAAACTAACGCGGCTAACTCAGCCACAGCGGCTTCGACAAGCGAAACTAACGCGGCGACATCAGAGGCGAATGCGGCGGCAAGCTATGATGACTTCGATGATCGTTACCTTGGAGCGAAAGCTACTGCACCTACCGTAGACAACGATGGTGATGCACTCATAATTGGTTCGCTGTACTTCAATACGGCGTCTGATACCATGCAGGTATATGGATCTTCTGGATGGGTTCCAGCGGGTTCATCTGTCAATGGTACATCTGAAAGATTTAAGTACACTAGCACGGCGGCGCAAACTACATTCAGTGGCGCAGATGATAATAGCAACTCTCTATCATACGATTCTGGGTTCCTAGACGTGTATTTAAGCGGGGTACGCCTCGTAAATGGTACAGATTTCACGGCGACATCAGGCACATCTATTCAGCTTACTACGGGTGCTACTGTAGGGGATATTCTTGAAGTTGTAACATTTGGTACATTTACTCTGTCCAATCAATCAATTGATGACATGACAGATGTAAGTATATCTAGCCTTAGCAGTGGTCAGGTACTGAAGTATAACGGCACTGCATGGGTAAATGGTACAGATGAAACTGAAGTAGTTAATGACACTACCCCACAACTAGGTGGTGACTTAGCATCTAATGGTAATGATATTAACTTTGGTGACAACGACAAAGCCATATTCGGTGCTGGGTCTGACCTAGAGATTTACCATAATAACAATGAAAACGTAATTGACAGTAACTCAGGCACACTGGTTTTGCGTTCTGCTGGTGCCGGAACCATTGAACTGCGTGACCAAGGCAGTCAAGTTTTGGCGCAGTTTAATGATAACAGTGACGTTAAGCTATACCACAACAACTCACCTAAACTCGCCACCACAGCCAGCGGTATTGACGTAACTGGCGCGGGTACGTTTAGTTCTTCTGTATCTACACCTACATTAGCATCACCAGATGGTACAACAATTATAACTTTACCAAATACTGGTATAGCAAGTTTTCCTAGAGGTGCTGTCTTTAACGATTCATCAACAGACAGTGACTTCCGTGTTGAGAGTAACAACAACGCTAATATGCTGTTCGTTAATGGTGGTAATAATCGGGTCGGCATTGGAACAGGCGCTCCGGCCTTTATGCTTGATGTTGGGCCTGTTGGGAGTTCAGGCGGAGACGGTATCCAGATCAATGCGACAAGAAACGCTACTTTGCGGTTCCTTGGCAACGATACTTCCATACAAGCGGATGAAGTTACGGGCCGACTTGAATTTGCCACCTCTGATTCAAATAATGCCGGTGTTCACGCTCAGATTTTAACGCGGGCGACTAATACCGTTGGTAGCGGCGAAATGCAAATTTGGTCAGGTACCGCAGGGAGCATGGCTAAAAATGTTATGTTCCGTGGCGACCAAACAGTCTTCAATGAAGATAGCAACGACATGGACTTCCGTATTGAGAGTAGCAACAACTCTCACATGATGTTTGTGGATGCTGGGAATGACCGAGTTTGTTTTGGTGGTAGTGCAAGTAACCAAGGTGATATCCAATATAATTGTGATGAAATTTGGCATATCTCTCCTACAACAACGATTAACTACGCCACTGATGGCAACACTGATTCCACACCAAACTTTAGAGTAGTAGTGGATGATGATGGCACGACTAAAGGCCGTATGCGTTTTTACGGTTACACAGGCTCTATGCAAGAGCTTATGCAAATCCAATCTGACACTGGATCAACTGCGGGTGGAACTACAGGTAAGGGCGTAGGTTTTGGACACGCAGGAGTCTTTTTTGACCGTGGTTGGGGTAACCGTCCTAGTTTGACCGTCATGAACACCTCTTCAACAGGACAAACACAGCAAGAGGACATTCGTCTACACGGAACTAACTCTACATGGAGTACGTATCCTGATGCAGGTGGTTCGGATTTTTCAACTGGCATCTACATGGATGGGTCTGTTACACAGAGTTCAGACAGACGCTTTAAAACAAACATTGAATCAATCACAAATGCATTAGACATTGTTCAATCAATGGATGGTAAAAGGTTCCAGACTTTAACAAGGGATGGTGATCTTGAGACAACTCGCAGTGAGGCAGATGGATTTAAGTACGGATTTATTGGTCAAGAACTTCAAGGCGCGGGTATTAATGAAATATATAAACACCATGCGGATGAAGACGATGGAACAGATGGCTACAATAAAGCATACGCTGTTGATTATGCTTCAGTAACAGCCCTTCTTGTAAATGCAATGAAAGAACAACAAACAATTATAGATGATCTAAAGTCTCGTATTGAGGCTTTAGAGGCAAATTAATCTAAGGAGAAAAATATGGCATCCTCAGTAACATGGTCGATTAACGACATGATGCGTAACACCGCCGATGGTGGCGTGTTCGAGGTACGTTGGTCAGCTAAAGCTACTGACGATACCGAAGCCGATTGCAGTGCAGTAGAAGCAGGGAAGTGCATCTGTACCCCGAATCCTTCTGCATCTAATTTCGTAGACTACGACAGCCTTACAGAGGCCGTAGTTCTTGGGTGGGTACAAGACCACCTGAATGACGGTGAAGATACCGTAACAGCCATTGAATCCCGATTAAACGGCAAAGTAGACGCACAGGTGGCTAAGAAGACATCTGTAGCCGATGGAATGCCTTGGTCATAGATGCCAGAGGTGTGGGAAATATGGCTAATTATAATGATTACATTAAACACTGGAATTAACATATTCCGATGGTTATTTGATAGGAAGCCCGTAAATGAGTAAAGCAAGAAATATAGCAGATCTAGGATCTAACGACGTATTGGATACAAACGCCAATGGCTTGGATGTAACGGGCAACGTAAATATAAACTCTAATACATCTTCTGCGAGTACGGCTAATCAACTTACGTTGCGAGGAGGTACAGGTAACGTTGTATCTGGAAATGTTGTTGGGGGTATAAACTTTGACAGCTTTGACTTAGGCAATCAAAATACTTCTGCATCCATCTCAGCGGTAGCATCTGGGGGCCATGTATCGGGTTCTTCATTAGATACAGACCTTATCTTTAAAACAGCCGATGGTGCATCTGTAGTAAATAGATTGAATATTGGGCATAACGGCGACATCATCATGTATAAAGATGATGGTACTACGGCAGGTGTAACATTTGATGCAAGCACAGGGTACACTACTTTTGATGGCTACGTTACTGTTAATAATAGTGTAGACCTCAATGGTACACTATTCCCTAACTCAATCTTTATGGCTGATTCACAGGCTATTGTATTTGGTACTGGGTCAGACGCAGAATTATCATGGGGTGGTTCATACTTAAATCTCAATACTAAGGGTAATGACATTCGTATTATGGATGGCCTTACCACCAAAGTACATTATGACGCTAGTTCAAATAGTTTAGGTATTGGGATAGATAATCCACAAGCAGAGCTACACATACACGACCCAGCAGGTCATGCTAAAATAAGATTGTCAGGTACGGCGGCAGATGCAGACACTTTTGAAATATATCAAGGTATAACTGGAGTAACAAATGGTGGTCTAACTATTCGAGATGTTGAAGCAAGTGCTGACAGATTAGTAATAAACTCGTCAGGCAACGTTGGTATTTCTACAAATAATCCTACTGCAAAATTGCAAGTTGAAGGAACTTTGGCAATTAGGTCTTCATCTAGTCAGTATTTTAATGATAGTAACAATGCCAACAATTTAACAATGACTGATTCAAAGGCACACTTCAATTTTGATGGCACAGATAAAGACTTTCAAGTTTCTTCTGATAACCTTAGTCACGCTTTATTTGTTAAAGGCTCAGATGGTTCCGTAGGTGTTGGTGAGTCAAATCCTGAACATCAATTGGAAGTAAAAAGGGCAACTGGTAAATTAGCAAGATTTGTTACTCAAGACGATAACAATGGAGCAACAAATCCTTTATCAATAAATTACAACGCTTCCCTTAGACTTGATAATCAATATTCTGGTGCTTCCCCATCTGTAAACGGAACTAAAGTAGCAAAGATACAATTAAGCACTGTTACAAGAAGTGGTTATGGTGCGTATGGTGCTATTGTAGTTGATGCCGATACTGGCACTGGTTTCAATTCTGGTGAAATGTCTTTTGCCCTAGGTGCTAATAGTTCTAATCTTATGACAGAGGTAATGAGGGTTAATAGATCAGGCTACGTCACAACGCCGTATCAGCCAGCGTTTAAAGCAAACGCCACTACCCAAACTAACTTAGGTTCTAATTGGCAAAAAGTCTTGTACGGAAATTCTGTAACAGCCAGAAATGGAACAGGGTCTACTGCGTATGCCAATTCCCGATTTACTGCTCCTGTTGCTGGGTGGTATTTCTTTTCAGCCAGTTATTCCGCTACCGCTAACGCTGATGCTGATGGAACGCTTTCCATAGGGATAAATGGTAGTCAATCTAATTTGGTTTCTAGCACAACAGCCCCTTCTACCAGTGGTCATACTTACAACCCTCACTTCTGTTCGGGAACAGCGTACTTAGCCGCTGGAGACTTTGTTGAGGTTTATAGATACGCAACCGTTACTACAACTACTAGAACGGGTGTAGCCTACGGCGGTTGGTTTAGCGGATTTTTAACAGGATAAAAAGGAGACACAATAATGCCAGATATTACAATTACACTAACAGACACTCAGTACAAAGGATTGCAGTATGCCGCCGTTGACCCTCAAGAGTGGGCAGAAAATGTAATCACAGTACGTTGCCGTGGGGCCACTGAAGACATTATCCAGATGTACACAACCCGTGCATTGGATGAAGATATAGCTATACCCGCAACAAGAGAGCTAATCGTAGCAGATGCTTTCACAAGAGGTTGGGCTAAGACAGCCGAACAACAAAACGCTGAAGCAGAAGCGGCTATGGAAGTAGTATCGGAAGCTGACCCAGAATAATACTTAACAACACTCAGGGGGGGTTGAATGGAACAAAAGTTAATGCAAGCGGCTATGGGCATTCTTATCGCCCTAATGGGGTGGAATTTTAAAACACTCAACGATATGCAATTGCGTATGGAAACTGTCATGTACAAGTACGCAAATCTCGAAGACATTAATGATATGAAGATATCAATAAAGGAACTTCAGTGGCGTCTAGGTGAAGACGCAATGATGAAGTAACAAATGATACACTCAGGGGGATGGTTGAGTGGAGGTTTTAACGGCAATAGCGGCCGCTACAACCGCATATAAAAGTGTCGTAAAACTTGTTAATGCGGGGCGAGAATTAGAAGATGTAGCAGGGCACTTAGGAAAATGGTATACGGCGGCTAGTGATATAGCTAACGCCAATGAACAGGCTAAAAACCCACCACTGTATAAGAAATTATTGTATAGTGGTAGTGTAGAAGAAGAAGCTCTAAACGCAACAATTGCAAAGCAAAAGTTAGCAGAACAAGAAAAAGAGCTCCGTACCATGATTATGTACAGATATGGTACGCCAGTGTATCAAGAAATGATACAACTACGCCGAGATATAAGAAAGAAAAGAGAGAAGGAAGTATATAAGCGTCAGAGGTTTTGGCAAAATATATGGGAAGGGTTGGCAATAGCTGTATTAGTAGGCCTTTGTATAGGCGCGTTAGTAGGGCTTACATACCTAATAAGTAACCATAGAGCTTGAGTAAATGTCACAACTGGTATATAATAATAGCACTAGCAATGTAGTAAGAAAACTATTATAAGTGACTTACTATTATGAAAAAAATCTCAAATGGGCCAGTGCTCGACGGTTTATATCTTTTCGCACAATCTGAACATCATCGATGGTATTCGGTAGCAGAATTCTACCAGTATTTTATCTACCCTCTGATGTACAACAAAATTAGGTTTTTCTATGACGAAGAAGATCCCACCAAAGTAATTGGAATATTTACTTGGGTGTTTCTTTCAAAAGAGAAAGCTGAAGCATTCCTAGATGATCGTTATGTAATTCAAGAAGGTGATTACAAAGCGGAAGAAGGGGATGAAATATGGGGTTTAGAATTTATAGCTCCATATGGTCACGCCAAGAAAATGGTAGCTGATCTAAAAAAAGAGTACGTCGATCTATATGGCAAACCACGTCCTATATATTGGCGGAGATTAAACAAACCTTCAATTAAACGAAGAGGTAAATTATATGGGTGGTAGTTCTCCAGCACCGGCTCCTCCTCCACCACCACCAGATTACAGCTCACAGTTTGCTGGTTTGCGTAGTGGTCAGGATACGATTCGGACAGACATAAGAGGCGTTACAGATGGCTTTGATGATCAAGCGCGTGATCTTTCGCGTGAAATCAACACAGGCTTTGATGACGTTGATGATAGCTTTCGCGACGTAAACACGGGCATTACAGGCATTCAAGGATCGGTAAACGATGGCTTTGCTAATGTGGGTACTCAAATTGGTGATTTAGGCACTTCCGTAGGTAACACTATGGCGGGCTACGGTGATCAAATGACTACTGGGTTTGCTAATGTAAACGAAGGTATGACTACAGGTTTTGGTAATCTAAGCGGTCAAGTAGACACACGCTTTAGTGAGCTAGGAACTGGTCTTGATACAGCGTTTGCAGATCAAAATCAAACACTAAACACAGGTTTCACAGGTCTTTCAGATCAGGTATACGCAGGTGATACTGCTATACTAGAAGGTCAGAGCGAAGGCTTTAGTGGAGTTAACGAGAATGTAACTAATGTAGGTGCAAATCTCGGTAACCAGCTTACAGAGACTTCTGACAATGTTATGACAGGACAAGCTAATATTGCTGATCTTGTTAAGCAATACGGCGGTAATTTAGATACTTACTACGCCGCTCTTGCACAAGGACAATCTGAAGGCGCGGCTCGTCAAGCGGCTATGCAAACAGGACTTGATCAATTCCGTAATGATTTTGATAAGAGTTCTACTATTGCTAACCAGCAACGTGGTCGTATTCAAGATGCAGTTGTCGGCGGTAATAGAGATCTGTCAGAAAGCATTGCGGCAAGTTCAGATGCAAATCAACAAGGGCTTTCAAATGTCCGTGCTGATGTATCTGGTGTTCAATCTGATGTACAAAACAATGCGGCGGCGACTACTAAAGATTTCGCTAACGTAGCTCGTTCTATTACTTCAGGGTTTAACGACGGTACTCAGCAAACGCAGAATATGCGTACTGAGTTTGTTGACCGTCTAGATACGGCTCGTCAGGTTCTATCTGATCAGTCTCTAGATATTGATGCAAATGTTCGCTCTAACTTTAAAACGCTAGTCGATTCATTTGATGAGACAGGAAGGTTGATTACAAATAGTACAACGAATAACGGCACCCAAGTCGCTCGTGCTATTGATCAGCAAGGAAACTTACTTCTCGCCGCGTTTAACCAAGCGGGACAGCGAGTTGATGATGCTTCCGTTAATATTAATGAAATGATGGCAGAGATGGACAAGTTTGGATATGTCGCTGGATCTAATGCAATGATGGGACAGACCACAGGTGGTCAGGCTCAAGTGTATTCTGGTCTTGCTTCTCCTTACTCGTCTACTCGCTAATAGATAAGTGAGCACCAAAGACATTATGGATGGACATCGATTATCAAGAATTGAGGATAAACTCGACAAATTGGCGGAAGCTGTAGTGTCTTTGGCACGAATGGAAGAAAGAATGGTGACGATCTTCAATAGAATGGGGAAAAATGAAGAGCGTCAAGATGGGTTGGAAAGAAGGATTGATGAAGTTGAAGACAGCATCATCAGCAATGGAGTTACTCTTCGGGTTGCCGAAAGAGTATTTTGGGTGGTTCTTTCCGCCGCAATTAGTACAGGATTTTGGTATTTAAGATGATCCCCACAATAGTATCAGAGAGCGGGATAGACCTCGTTCGTAAATTTGAAGGCTTACACAAAGTCACTGAAGAAGGTGATGTAAGAGCATATCGCTGTCCGGCTGGAAAGTGGACGATTGGATATGGACATTGCAAAGGTGTTAAGTCAGGCATGAGAGCGTCTGTAGGGGAATGTGAAAAATTCCTTATTGCAGATTTGAATGACGCTGGTAATGCAGTAAGGAGCTCAGTTAACGTTCCTTTAAGCCAACACCAATACGACGCACTCGTATCCTTTGTATTTAATTTAGGTGCTGGAAACTTCAGGTCTTCCACGCTACTTAAAAAACTAAATAAGGGCCTCTACCAAGAGATCCCTGCACAACTTATCAGATGGGATAAAGCCCGTGTTGATGGTAAGCTAGTTGCACTTAGAGGATTAACTAGACGCCGTACTGCCGAAGCGGCTCTATGGGCAATGGACGCCCCGTTATCCTCGCAAGAAGGTGGCGATTTGATGCCACAAAAGCCCGTACAAACTGCACAGAAACCTCTCGCTAAGTCAAAGACTATGGCAGGTGCTGGAGCGGCGGGTATTGGTACAGTAGGATCTGTTCTAGGTGACGCGGCAACTAACCTTGAATCATTAATTATGTACTCAGATTCTATTAAAATGGTCTTTCTTGGACTTACTGTAGCGGGCATTGCCCTCGTTACTTATTCGCGAATTACTGATCACAAAGAGGGTGAGCGATAATGCTTCCATTTGTAGGCATCTGGGGTAAAGTTAAGATAGTATTAGCAGGTTTGTTAGCCATGCTTTTGCCTATCCTATACATACTCGGACGCCGTGACGGTTCTAAACTTGAGCAACGTGAGGCTTTGAAAGAAGCTGTTGAAACAGAGCACGAGAGAGCGGATTTTTATAAGGCAATGGAGCAAGAAAGTAATGAAATTGAAAGTGACGCTCCTCGTAATCGCAATGACTTATCTAAGCGGTTGCGCGAGCACGGTTTATAAGACAGAGTTAGAAATTTATTGTCCTAATATTGTTAAATACAATCAAGATTTTAACAATAAACTAGCGGACGAAATAGAAAGCTTACCTGATACCAACGGCAATCTCGCCATTGTTGACGCCCTTTCTGATTACGCCTCTTTAAGAGACAAAATTCGAGCGTGTCAAAAGGAAAGAGATAAAGAATAATGGCAATTGACCCAACAACATCAGAAGGCCTAGTAGGCAATCCAGCCGCCGCTGGCGGTGGTTCAGATCAACTGACAGGAAACATAGCGGCAGGTACCTTTGTAGGTACAGGCTCTTCTGTTGCGTCAAATGCAGACTATGTTGGCGGAGTAAACGTCGCCAATACCTCAGCTAACATCCTNAAAGATCCTNAAGGCTTCTTAGGTACTGAGGGAACCCTTTCAGATAACATCACTACCATAGATGGAAGTAATCCAGACAACGTACTAAGTAATAATGATTACAGTATGGATGTGGATGGCTTACAAGGTTCGGCAGTTAACGCTTCAACTGCACAGGCTTCAGGAGTTACTAAACCTAATCAAGTAGCTACTTATAATGCGGCTACAACAGGTTCACAGGTAGACACTCTCAACAAAACAACAGACGCCGCTACTGCCGTATTTGGCAGTCAATCTAAGGTAGATGTTGAAAAGTTGGATATGGATGGCCTAGCCACTGGCACAAACGCAGATGGTTCCACAAATGAAGTAGGCAAGGCGTTTAATGCCGTAAATACCCAAAACCTTTCTACAATAATTGATACTACTACAGTTAGTGGTAAACTATTGGCTCAGAACCTTGGTGAAGGTAATTACACTGACGCCAAGACACAGATTACATTCTGGATGGACACGCTGTCTAAGGACTTCGTAGATCCAGTAACAGGGCAAGCAAAGATACCTACATGGGCGGCAGGAGCCCTAAAAGGTGTAAATAGAATGATTGCCTTCAAAGGCATGACAGGTACGGCCGCTATTTCAGCGGTTGCGGCGGCTACTATGGAATCAATTATTCCAATCGCCTCTGAGGAATCTAAGTTCTTTCAAACAATGACTGTTAAGAATTTGGATGCTAAAAATACACAAGCACTCAACACAGCTAATATCTTATCGAAGATGAACATCGCAGATCTAGATTCTCGCATGACTGAATCAATCACGAATGCAAAGAATTTCATTGCTTATGATATGACTAACCTAGCTAATGAACAGCAAATAACTGTTGTTGAACACCAAGCAAAACAGCAATCAATCATGGAAGACGCGAAGCAAGAAAACGTTGCGCGTCAATTTGGTGCTGGAGAAACAAATACAATGGACAAGTTCTACGATGAGCTTGGTTCTCGTATTGGTATGTTCAATACAGAAGCCCGTAATAGTATGGAGAAATTTAACACTGGCGAAACAAACGCCATGTCTAAATTCAACCTTACATTAGAAAACCAACGGGAAATGTTTTATACTCAATTTCAAAAAGATGTTGATGAGAGCGTAGTAAAATGGCGTCAAAGTGTAGAGCTTACAAATAATGCTACTTTAAACAACGCGGCCGCTACGGATGTTAAAAACATTGTCGGCTTAACAACTGAACAACTTAATCAGATGTGGGATCGTACTGATGCCCTTCTGGATTACTCATTCAAAGAGAGTGAGAACCAGAAAAACAGACGTACTCAGGTACAAGTCGCTAAGATGAACTATGATGCTCAAATCGAAGCTAAGAGGGATAGATCTAGCCCATTCGCTAAAATTGCAGGTGCGGTAGTTGGTGGTGTTGTAGGTAGTGCGACAGGGCCAATTGGAGCTAAAATAGGCTCTTCCATCGCAGAGAGTATGTTTAGCTAGGAGCTAATAAATGAAATTTGAAGAAGCAGTAAGAAAATCAATAAAAGCTTATTTTGAAGGCAAAGATGCTGAGAACTTTCTCGCGGAGAACGGGGCTACTAAATACACCCGTGAATACTTCGACGAAGTTGAGGAAGAGTTTGTAGGCAAAGATGCTAAGAAAAAGCAAAGTAAAGATGGTGAAGAGGAGGAGCTACTAGATGGCAATGACTAAAATGAAAACTCCCACACCTAAAGGCCCTATCGCTGGCGAAAATTACACAAGCGATTGGCGGAATTACCCGTGGCACAGGCCACCAGATATTTCAAATGTAGATGAGGCAATTGAATTTGTAGCCAATCACATTTCTGAATCTGATGAAGGCTATCAGTATATGTCCTACCTTAACGTAGGTGTATCTGTTGCGGGTGTTACCGACATGATCCTTACATTAGGCATTGCCGATGGTAAGTGGTCAATTGATTTTGCAATACTCATAGCTGGCCCTGTGGCTCGCTTAGTCACAATTATGGCTAAGAGTTACAACATTGAATACACAATGGGTATTGATACTACGGCTGACTTTATGCCTTCAGAACGTCTAAAAATAGAGTTTGATATGGTAGAGGCCGACAGTGAGGCCATGAAGCAAGATATGCAAGAAGTGGCGGATACCGCTGAAGAAGAATTGGGTGAGGAAGATGAAGGCGGGCTAATGTCACCCGCGCTAGAAGACGAACAGAATGCCATGTTGGGGTACAGCGGCGATGATGAAGAACCTGATATGGAAGAGGAACAAGTATAATGAGTGGATTTGCCGATAGTTTCGTTTCTTCATTTACCAGTGCTCATAGGCAATCTGCCAAAGATTACACAGACGCGGTAGATGCTAAAGCGAAAGCCGATATAAAAGCTGAACAAGATAAGATTAAAGCATCTTTAGGTAGGTTTACTACCAACAGAGATAACTGGCTTGAGCAAGAGAAAAAAGATCAAGAATATCGCCGTATAGCTATGAATACTGTAGGCACTTACGGTGGTAAGGTTCCTGATGATGCGTGGACAACCATCTATAGTGAGCTTTGGAATGGTCGTACTATCGAAAACATTCGAGAAGATATTGATAAAAAAGGTTTCGTTGTAATTGAGAATACCGAAGAAACTAATACAGGTTCAGCGGTAGACCAAACAGAAGCGTTGATTAATGGGGCTACAGCCGCGCTAGATGGAACAGATACTAAATCAGATGTATCTGTAAGTGATAGCTTATGGGCTCGACAAATCAATCAAGAGAGTGGTGGTAAACAAACTGATGCCGAGGGTAATACTCTTGAGTCACCTAAAGGTGCGCTGGGCATTTCACAGTCTCTTGTATCTACAGCCGCAGACCCCGGGTTTGGTGCTAAGAGCATCTTTGAGTTGGCTGATGAAGCAGGTATTGCATACAATACTAAAGATGAAACTGCCGCTCGTAACCTATTAGCTGATAAAGATCTTAATGAAGCATTTGGTAAAGGCTACATGAACGCTCTTCTAGAACGCTATGATGGTGATGAAGAAAAAGCATTGATTGCTTACAACTACGGTGCAGGTAATGCCGATAAGTATAACGGCGATAGAAGTACCCTACCTGAAGAAACACAAGGATATCTAAAAAACATTCTAGGATCTTCTGACAGCGTGGGTGGTGTTGTTAATAACTCAGCTAATGAAAACCAAGACAACTGGGCTATCTTTGCAGAGGATAAAGGGAATGTAATGAAGTCTCTCGGCATTTCAGGAGAGATGTACGACAGAACAATGAAAGGCTTTATGCCTGAATTCCCTGCACTTAAATACGCATGGGGTGTTGAGCCTGAAGATGAAAAAGATATTCCAGATTGGAAAGTTACAGAAAAGATCCGTAAGGATAATTATATAGCTTTTGCGGCGGCGGCTAGAGAAGCTGAAGATGAAACTCGTGCAATCTTTATTGAAACTGTAGGCGGTAAATTAGTTGATCCAGCCAAACCACCTAAGTATCTAGATCCCGTTAACTTCACTACAAGTAATGCTGAAGGGTATTTGCTTGCGGCTGAACACGCTTTGGAAAATGCTAAAGGTGATGAAGCTAAAGCAGAGGCTCAAACAGGTATTAAACTAGTTACAGAGTATCTTGAAAGAACCACTGATCCTGAAGAAGCTTGGTATATGAAAGGCGATCTAACAGCATCAAATGTTGCTGGCCGTATATCAAAAGCTACTGCTTTAGGTGATATGAAGGCTTTAGCTTTCTTCAATAATTTTGTAAAAGATAATACAAAAATTGTTCCTGATAATGTGACTAATGCTTATGTTGCTAGTAGATACGCAGAAATGGCGTTAAAGGCCGCTGGCCCTAATGCAACTGAGGATGATAAGTCTGCATTCAACAGCTTTAAAACAACAGATCTTCCTATTCTTATTACTGCACTACGACTAAATTCAAAAGAAGGTGACAAACCCTCTACTCTAGTAGCCGCGTATGATGCCCTAGCCAAAGCCAAGCAAAACCCTGAGAACACGGATGGGATTAAAGAGGCTGAAGAACGTATTAGGGATCTACTAAATGTAGAGGCGCAAAAAGAGATTATAGGCCGTGGATCAAAACCTATTCAACTTATTAAAAGAATACAGGATGATAGCGGTGCGTATGGTCAATTTGATCAAGTAACTGGGTATATAAAACCAGACCCAGCAAACCCGGGATCTTCTATATTTGTAGATGGTGATGGTAACACTCTTACTGACTATGAAGAATTAACTGACAGTGTAGATAAACAAGCTCGTCAAGTTGTGTCTGCTATGAGCGTTGATATCAAAACATATCAAGGAAATAGAAAACAAGCCCTTGGTGCTATACGATTATTCGGTGATATTGCTGATCTAGTAGAACAAGACGAGCGAGTTCTAACAGGTGTGGCTGGCCTTACAATTAAAGTAGATAGTGCCCTTCGTAATGTTAGTGTAGGTCTTGGTCTTTTAGATGATCTATTTAAAAAGAAGGAAGATCCTGAAGCTAAACTGACATTGAATGAAGTACAAATGGAACTTCGTGATCAAGGAATTCTTGAGCAAGGTCAGACACTACAGGATCTAGCAAATACAGACGTTAACACTATCCAATTAACAGATAACGCAAAGGGCCTAGCCCAGCGCAAAGCTATCTTTGAAGCTAAGATGATCCTAATGACATTCCGTGCTGGTGGCCTAGAAGGTCAATCAGGACAAGCGATGTCTAACAAAGACTTTGATCGTTTACGCCAAATGCTTACAGCGGGTGGTGGTAAAGAAGCATTCCTTAAAGCTACTCAAAGCTATGTTAATGACCGTGTTACAGCGGTTACAGATGAATGGACTGCCTTATCTGAGAATGCAGGGATGTCCGCATTCCTTAACCGACATAAATACAGCCCACTAAATGGTGACCCAGCGGCTAAAAACATCACTACTTTGATGAATGACGCTAATGCAGATCCACGGATGAAGGCTGGTGTAGATTACCTATCTAGAGAATACACCTTGGTGAATACACCAGAAGTTAAAGGTGATGGCACGGAGGATGGCCCTGATCTAAGTCTAAGTGGGCTAACTGAATCTTATATGGCAGGTGAAGAAATTACCGTTACCCCTCAATTCTATGAACGTTTTAAAGACCAGCTAGACGCATTGGGCTATGGCATAGGACAGAAAATTAAAAACGGAGGTTCCAACTAATGGCTGATGATAACCTCACATTAGACTTATCTGATGCTACTCTTGTTGAGCCTGAAGATAATAATGAAGACGATTTAACTCTGGATCTATCAGGTGCGGAGAAAGTTGAAGATAAGCCAGTAGAAGAGAAGCTAACATCTGCTTTTGCCATCCTAGATAAGGCTCGTGATGCAGGTCTTGAAGGTTGGGAAAACTACGAGTTACCTGAGCCTGACTGGACAATGTATGATGATATTGAACGCTCGGGCGTTTTTGGCGGTGATAGCTATGAAACGTCTATGAAGCGATATCAAATGTACGCCAACCATCCTTTATCAGAAACTACGATAGATGGTAGGGTTTCATACAAAGGTAAGGTAGTGCCCTTTCCTAAACAGGGGTTACCTCTCATTGGGGATCACAGTCCTGATATGAGCGAAATGCTATACGGTGGCGTCCGTAATACGGTTGGTTATGTAGCTGAATTAGCTGGTGCGGGCATAGATGCTGGCCGTAACTATATGCAAGAGAATGTTGGGCAAGCATTTATATTCAACAAAGATGGTGAATTTGATCCCGATTGGAAAAGCGCAGAAGAAATTGCTGAACTAACTGATGAAGAGTTTCAGGCCGCTTCTATCTTCGGAGCAAAAGATTTAGACCTAACAGGCAAAGCACAAGAGAACATAGCAAAAGCAAAACCGGGTGACAGCATAGGTAACGCGCTGTTGATGGAAGGTACATCAATGATGGTACCGGGTGTTCTTGCAATGAAGCTTATCAAATATACGGGTAAGGGATCTAAACTAGCTAAGTTTCTAGCTTTTGAAGCAGGTGCTGTAGCAGGTACTAGTTCAGAAGGTGGAAGCCTATTTATTGGTGAAAATGCTATGTTTGATGGGGTACAAGATGTATTCCCATTACTTAAAGGCATTGAAGTTAGCCCTGAAGATCCAAAATATGCAAAGGTATTAGCTAACCGAGCTAATATCCTTATGGAAGCTATGGCCGTAGGTAAGACGCTTGAAAAAGGTATTAGTGGTATTTCTTGGGGTGTACGCTTTGGGTGGTCAATTACAGGTGCCCCATTAGCTACGATGGCTCGTCCAACAGCTAAAGAAGACGCCCTAGCTCGTGAGATCCTCGACAGGCTCACAGGAGTTACGGATGATCCTAAGAGTATGGAAGAAGCTCGTAAGGGAATTTTAAAGCTCGTAGAAGATAATAAANAAGTATGGCAGGAATTGCCTGAAGGTTTAGCGGATGATATTAAGTACACCGCTGATACAATGACAGCTTTGGAACGTGCAATTGCGAATGAAGATTTTGCAGGGGCACAAGAGATTGTACTTAGAGCTCAGACTCTTAAAAAGGGCGTACTACAAACTGGTAATGCTCCCGAAACAACACTAAAACAGGCTATGCCTAGTAATGAATTTGAGCGTGTTACTCTACAAACAGAAGACGCTTTAGGTGGCAACACAGGTATTAATAATGCGTCAGACGAGATTGCCTCGTCGGGTATGAATGAAGTCAATACGGCGAGTGCTAAAGTTTATAATCTAGAGAATGAAATAGCGGCAGTAGATGACGCCTTGGCTCAAGTTATTGAGACAGGTGATGCTGGAATTATTTCCAAGGTCAATGATCTTGAGAGCTCTCTCGGATTCCAGATAAACGCAGGTGCTAATCAATCAGCCGATGCTATCCGAAATAATCTTTCTGAAGCTAGTAAGATTATGGATACTGAGAAGAACCGCTTATTCGGCCTAGTTAAGGGTGGAGAAGTAGATGTCAATGATATGGTCAGCACACTACAAAGCCTACAGCCTAACCAGCTAGACATCGCGGCGTCAGCATTGCCCGGTGATAGTATGCTAGGTAAGCTTCTCAACCAAGTTAAGCTTGGTATGCGAGAAGTAGATGGCAAGATGGTCAAAGAAACTGAAGAGCAAATGCGTGAGCGTGTGGCTAAATGGGCGGATAAAAATGGCCTAGACTACGGCACACTATTTACAGATGTACGGGTAAGCTTATCAGATTCAATTGGCCGTATGACTGCACAAAATGCTAGTGCGGCAGAAAAGGGCGCGGCACAAACTCTAATTAAATTCAAACAATGGATTGATGATGATGCTATCAAACACGTCCAAAAAACGGGTGATGATGCTACGGTTGAGGCCGCTGAAGACGCTCTAAATTACTTTAAGAATGATTGGGCTAAATATTGGGATGATGGCTCTGTACTAACAGATGTAGGTCGCTTACGACGTGAGACACTGGGTAGAGGCAAACGAGGCCCAATGTTCCTTGATGAATCTCGTAACTTAATTACTGACAGCCTTAGTAACAGAAATCGTGAAGTTGTAGGAAACATGGTTGAGCTACTCAAACGCCCTGAAGCGGGCGAGAGTGCTACAGATGTTGTTGATTACATCATTGGCGACACACTGACTAAAATTTCTAATCGTGTAGATGATCCATCTAAATTAGCTAATCTGGATATTTCAGATATCCGTACAAGCCTACAGGATTACTCTGCAATTATTCGTAATAATTTCCCACAAGAGGCGGATCGCTTAGATGAATTCTTAGGTACGTTGCGTACTGCGAAGGGTGATAAAGCCGCTCTTGAAAGCCAACTAAAGATTGCACAAGAAACTGCTAAAAAAGCTGAAGATAAAATATTTGAACGAGAGTTAAAGTCCTTTTTTGATACGGCGGGGATACCAAACGTTAATGGTTTTGAATCCTTTAAGAAGCTATTTAGTAATCCTAACGCATTGCGAGTTATCCCTGATGGCCCATCGGAAGGCGTTCTAACAGATGTTATAACAAGAGCCCAAGCTACGGGTAATCCATTAGTTATGGATGGCATTCAATCCGCGTACTCTCGTTATGTACGAGAGAACTTCCTATCAGCTACTCGTGAAGCTGGTGGTAACCGTATGGTGGGCCTAGCGGCTCTCAATAAGTCTGAGAACAATCTAAGTCAGATCCTGCAATATGGTGATGAAGTATACAAAGATAAGCCTCTTGTAATGCAAGCATTCAGAGGAATTCTAGAAGAAGCGGGGCTAGTACAGCGTAGTCGTAACTCTAAATCAGTTGGTGTAAGCTCAGGAACAGCGGAAGCACAACAAGCAGTAGCGGCGGTAAACCGTACTGTTACTATGACACTAGGTGTTTTAAGCCGATTAGGTGCTAGAGTAAGAGCGGGTGCTACTGGCGTAATTATGAGTAAGGTTGATCCTATTGCTACAGCACAGGTTCTAGACAAACTCATGGCTAATCCAGATTACTTTGTAGAAGTTGCTAAAAGGGTAACCAAACAAGACGGAGCCGTTGATCCAGATGGAGCAATGCTACTACGTCAATGGTTAATACGGTCAGGAATTTATTCAGAGGACAATGAGCCTAGCGAAGAAGATTTCTTGCTACAATTGGCAGATGCTGAATTGGGATATAGAAAAGGTAAAGCAGAGGTTGAACAAACAATCGACGCTTTAGGTAACGCCATACTGCAATAAATGGTGCGCTCGGCAGGAGTCGAACCTGCAACCTTTCGGTTCGTAGCCGAATACTCTATCCAGTTGAGCTACGAGCGCATATAAAAGGCCCCTGTCTATGAACCCGTTGGTTAGACGGAGACAGGAGCCAAGCCCACTAGCTATAACGGGCAATATACATTTTACTTAATTTAAGCCTTTGGGTCAACTTCTGACTCAGGGGCTTTTTCATTTTGAGCGGCTATATTTTGCTTTTCAAAAAGGCCCAGTTCAAATACTGAGCGATTAAGCATCCAATGCATAAATGGTACATTAGAAATTGAGCTACGCACAATCACGTTGCCTGTCTTATCCATTCCAGCAACAATACACGATTGCATTGTTCCCTTACATTCATCTAAAAGACTGTCCGCATTTACATTATCCAATACGGGATCTTTCTCTTTTTTATCTTTCGACATAGTTTTCTCCATAGTTAATCAGCATCTTTAACAAACTGGCCGTTAACCATCTTGCCTGTACGCTGTTTGATTACATCATACGCACCCTGAACACACTCATTCATGCTTATGTTCCATGCGTTGGTTTGC